AAAGAAAACGGTTATCTCTATCACTCATACGACATGCAATAGTAGAATCATACGACAATTTAAGGTCCATATGAGTCTCATTTAACATATCATCACCATGTTTAATCATTACATAGTCCATCAATAAATCTGCCTCTCTTCGATAATTAGGGAATGCGAATACAAGCATACGATAAGCACATAGTTTAACATAACAAAGACGCCAAGAACGACTTTTAAATAAATAAAAGATCGAAGAACGAATTTTATCAAAATTTGGCATCATAAACCACGTATACCCAATCCGCTTAAAACCGGCATTTAGAAATCGCGCTTGATCCAAAGGCGAAGAAGGAACTTCCAATTTAAAAGTGAATCCAAGATGAGCTGCGCGTTCAATAAGATTAGAAACGCAAGGATGATCTAACATAATAGAATCATCACCCATCATTTTACAAGGTAATTCACGATATTTTTTCAGTAACTCCTCCACCGTTGAACAATCAACAGCGAGGTTATACAAATTCACTATCATTAAAGCAATAGTATTATCATCTAAAGTACTAAAATTTCCAGAGGGATTTTTACCAATAATTAAAACGAGATTTCCATCCACATCCAATGTGAAACTAAATATAAGATTTGAAACATAAAAAGTAGACAACTTTTTATATGGAATATTTAGTGGATTAGAAAAAATCACTCGATGTCTAATATCATACATGTCGCTTTGCATACGAGCAAGCAATGAAGCTTCCATATGTTGAACGTCCATACACAAAAAATTAGTGGTCAAAGGATCTCTACCTCTTAATAAAATGTTGCTTAAACGATCCCATCCTCCATGCCACGGAGACATTCCAGCAGAAGACCAATGACTGGTCTCAGCCATACCTAAAAAATTTTTATTTTGTTGATAATACAACATAATACCAATTATATTAGATAGAATATCCGCACACATGAACGTACGGGTTTTACGTTTAAAAGGATCAGCATTCATTAATTTATCTATAGTACGAAGTTCACCTTTTGGAGAGGTCTGCCAAAAAATAAACTGAAAATGAAATGATTGAATAAACTTATTTGCCTTTACAGGAACCCAAACAATATCAAGAAATCCATGTTCCATTATAAATTCTATACATTTAAAAAGAAAAGTGGACTCAAATAAAAGAGTCTCTTCTTTATCTTTATAAACTTTATTATAAGGAAAACCAGGAGAGGATTTCATATTGAGTTCTTTAACAGCTAAGTGAGCAGGTAAAACATCACCACTGAAGTAAGGACGCAAAATAATTTCAACAGTCTCTATAGCCATATTATACTTACACAAATCAGGATACCATTCATAACACTCAAGATTTTTAGCAAAGTCATTACGGAGCATCTGCTTATTAAAAATAGCAGGAAAATATGTCCTAGGAACAGACACAACCCCGATATCAATAGCTTTGTTCCAAAGCTCAGTGTTAAAAGGAACTACGAAATCCCCACGCACAGACGTGTCTATTGAATACAGATCTTTGGTGCTACCGAAGTTAAATCCTCCGGGGTAGTAACCAATGATCTTAAGACAGGTGGGGACAACAAGTTTTTTGAAAGTGAAGTAACAAACCAAGTGGTCACATTTTGAGAGGGATAAAATTGTATCCCACAATTAAACTTTGTACCATTCCATGAGCCTTTATGAAGGGCTATCAGACGGCCTAATCTATCAAAAATAGGACTTCCAGAATCACCCGGAACTGTATTGATAGAGTAAGCTATCATCCCAGACACCGAATCACGTTTTTGGATTTGACCAAACTCTATA